TTCCAACTTGTCGAAGAACATTTTCTTGGCTCTGTCCAAAGCATAAAAATTGACGTATTTGCGTCTATCAAAAGTATCACCAAGAACAAGCACAGTGCTGATATCATTTGCATCAAGAGCAGGGAAGAAAGTATTGTCATAGAATTTTTCGAAGAAGTCTAGAAATGCAATACTATCATTACGAGCACCAAAGTGTTGATCTGTAATAATGGCTACCTTCAAATGAAACCTACCTTTCTATTTACTTGCGATTGTTTACTATTTTCAGATTGTTGATTAAACAATTCTGCGATAGAGAACTCAACAACTTCACCAGCGTTGCGCTTTGGTACTGTTGCACCTAGTTTCTCAGCCAATTTACCAGCAGCGAATATTGATAGTGGTTTGAATTCAACTACATCAAAACATCTTCCTGGACGAATCAATGCAGAGTCAATGTCACGAATAGATGGTAGATTAGTAGAGAAAATCATTTTCTTACCTTTGGTTGTAACAAGACCATCACCCACATTTAAGAAACGATGCATCATTGTGTTGCCATCGCTACGAGATTTCAAGAAGGCATCGCTGTCTTCAAGAACCATAACTTCTGCATCATCTTCAATGAACTTTGCGAAGAAATGATCTTTCTCAAGAATGCCTGCATCATATGTTACGATTGCAGAGCAGTTGCGATGAGCCAACAGACCACGAATGAATGTAGTCTTACCAGTTCCTGGAGGTCCAATTAAAAGGAGAATGTTGGCAGAAGATTCCATGTAACGATCGTAATAATCGTTAAGGGATTCGCCTTTAAGGAATGGATACATTTCGTCAACAGGAAGACGATCACGATTCAATGGAACATTAACAGAACCACCATCACCACTATAAACCCATTCAATGTAAGAAGAGACAACATCAAAGTTAGACTCAACAATCTCAATCATGTCCTCTGCAAATTCAACATCACCAAATGCACGAACAGTCGTTGAGTTGGAGTTTACATCAAACTTGATAAAGTTCTTTGTGTTTTCTTCAATAATAAATCCTGTGGAAGAATTACTTTGAACAAACAAGCAGTCGCTGTAATGTTGTTCTGCCCATTTGGACCATCGTTGACGATCGCAAAGGACAGTTGTCTCACGTTGTACTGTTGACAGATTTGCGTCAACACGTCGTTTCATAATCTCGACTGTGACCAAGTCCTCGAAATCAGAAACACCTAAAAATATTTTTTCATTATTACTCATAATCTCATTCAAATCAAATTGGTTATCATATGCATCCCAAGTATATCTTCTAAGAAGTTTCTTACCTCGTTTTTTTCTTTTACTTGCTGTTGCTCTTGCTAGTGCAGGATATGATCTACTCACAATGTTATGTCCTACTGTCAATTCACGAATCCACTGCCTTATGTCCTGTGTCATCTTCATCATCCAAAAAACTATTCAATGTATTTTCCATTTTCTTCTTTGCTGCTTTTTCTTTCTTACGTCCAATGAAATCATCGAATGTATGATTTTGCTGCATGAAATCTAAATACGCATTATTAAATTCACCTGTATCATCTTGCTCTTGTAACTCAAACATCTCAAAGGGCATATCCTGAATCAACTTACCTTTAATGTAACTCTGTTTCTTTTCTTTGGCAATCCTTCGCAGAAATGCATAGTAGATAATCTGTGTAAAATATGCAAACGGATTATTGGACTTCGTTGGGTCGAAGTTATCAATATACTGAATACAATTTTCCACACCATCGAGAATCATATCATCTCGATAGGAGTAGTTTATAAAGTTGGGTTTGTAAGAAAGATGGGTTGCTATCTTAAGAATGCATTCACCAATGTAATTACTTACTTGTGGTTTCGGTAAACCATTTTCTTCGGCATGCTTTTTCTTAGCTCGCATTTCAACGATAGCTGCCAAAAAGTCAGCGTTATTTACATAATGTGCCATACATAAAGATTCCTCATATTGTTCAAGTTATTCATAAGTATACATCAATCATGACGAAAAGACAAATCTTATTTGATTGCAAAATTGTAGATAAAATAAATTTGCTTTTTTATTTGTCTTGAGGCATAATCACTGTGTTAGGGTTGATCGTGACGTGTTAGTTGATTGTATCGTTTCCTTCAACGAATACTCTGTATCTACTCTCTTCTTCCTCGTCTTTAGGTTTTCTCGCTAAAGACTCCAACATAGCGACTCTTCTTACTGCTTCCTCTTGCGTAAGATCATCTTCATATTCTATTTCATCTATAGAATCCACAGAACCATCTTTGTTTTTAGATACAAAAGAAAGTTGTTCATGTTCTGCAACGATGCGTTGATAATGAGGAACGAATAGATGGTGCAATTTCTTAACGAACATAATGTCTCGTTTCGCAATTACAAATGTACGATCATCGGAGAATTGGCAAAGAGGATGAGCCGTTACATGCTCACGACCTTGTTCCACTATTGGAATAGTTTTAATACACATGGGAGATTCAAGTAGAACATGTTCATCATCTTCTTCTTTGAGCACAGCCATAACCTGCTCACCTGAAGTGAGTTTCATTACAATATAGAATTCGTTTTCGTCTAACATAGATCCACCTCTACTATTTTAACTTTAAATTCTTCTTCAGCATAAGTTTTGTATCTTTCTGCTGCATGATTTAGAGTATGGTTTTTCCAAGACTTCCAATGCAAATCATCGGCAAGGTCAAACAAATTACATTTAGTCTTGCCATCTTTCAATCTCAATCCACGACCAATACTTTGTAAGTTTCTTATCTTACTTTTTGATGGCGACGCAAATATGACATTCTCAATCGAAGGTATATTAATACCAGTCGAAAAAGTCCCAAACGATGCAATGATGATAGCATCCGACTCACCTTCGGTGATATGTCTAATTGCTTCACGATCGGATGTCTCAGTACCCCCGAAGACAAAAAATATTTTTCGCTGATCGTGCGCTTTTTCTTTAATGAGTTCATATAGTAGTTTCCCATGTTTTTCAACATACTGGAAAAGAACTAAGGTATTACCCTCAGACTTCACAGCAAGATTACGAATAAATTTATTTCGCTTTTCATTGCTTACAAGAAAATCCATCTCTTCTTGATAAGTCTTATTCTTTTGTGCTTTACGAATTTCTTCGTTATACTTCAGCATTACACACATTATATTTAGGGTAGTCAGTCTTCCTGAGTCCATGAGTGCTTTTGTTGTAGTAACTTTATGCACTGGACCAAACATACCTTCAAGAACTAAACGATGAACCTTTTTGTTATCAAGTGTTCCTGTTGTTCCAATTCTGTAACGAATCTTGTCCATCTTTTCCATAACTGTTGTTAGGGATTTTGCTTTGAACTGATGCGCTTCATCTCCAAAGATTACATCAAACTGAGCAAACCAAGATTTAGGTTGTAGGTATACTGATTGCCAAGTTGTAATCAAAACATCTTTGGTAAACTCTTTAGTAAACCCTGCATATAATTTTTGGCAAGATCCAGCAGTATTGAAACCATTGGCAGATGAGTAGTCTTCAAAGTCAGTGTACAACTGTTCAACAAGAGATGTTGTTGGAACTATAATGATACATTTACGATCGTGTGCAATATGCCAGCGCATCGTGGTGTAAATTATAAATGACTTTCCTGACGCAGTGGGAGATAATAGGAGTGTCCGCTCTTTATCGAGAGCAGTCTTTACTGCTTCAACTTGATAGTCTCGGATTTCGATTGGTTTACCACGACCATGAGGATTGAGTGACTTTGCATAGTCTTCTACAATCTCATGTGTGATATTATTTTGATGGAATACAGGAGTTACGTATTCAATGCCATACCCATTGCGAGTGGCAAACTCTTCAACATAAGAAACTAATCCTACGTAGAGTGTCTTTCTAATTTGGTCGTATAAACGAACCTTACCATCCCAGAGTCTTGCTCTGAATTGTGGAGTGAATCTTGCTCCAGGATATTCATACGTAAAGAAGTCAGCGAGTTCTTGTTCAATAGAACCATCGCTAAAAACTCTAACATAAACTTCGTCTAACTTCTCAATTTTTATCATTACATACCAGCTAGGAATTTCTTCCATTCTACTGCAGTCTTAATCTGCCAATCTCTGGCTTTGATTTGACCAAGAACGGATTCAAGAAAATAAATCATTGTCTCAAGATAATCAATCTTGACTCTTAATGTATTTAGTTCGGCATCACCTGAGAGGAATTCATCCATCTCATTCTTTAATGGCTTAACACCTTGCCATTGATCCCAACCAAGATTAGTTAATTCATCACGAGATAGTTCGCCACGATATAGGCGAAATTTATTCTTGCGTAACAAGTTGTAGTCTGATTGGAGTTTGGTGTGTTTTAGTTTGACATTGACAAGTAGTTTTAAATACTTGGCATGTAACTTGGGAGTAGCTGTGGTTGTTTCACCGAGATAGTTGTCATCGATTTGACAATCGGTGTCCCACGCTTCTTGCAATTGTTCTATATTCATAATATCCTCACATTTATATACTGCCCATTATACCGCAGTATTACAAAAAAATCAAGTTTGTCTTACAAGAATTTGTAGTATCCGTAACGGAAAGTTGCTTGTCCTACTAGGTATTGCACGTCTGTGTTCGTAGATGCAAACATCAAAGACTCAATAGTAATTGGAAACATATCAATAAACTGCAAAGTTTGCGACACTTGGTTGTTACCAGCCAAAATTTGCAATGTAGCATCAGAATAGTTTTTTGCCAGTTCTGAATAGTTTACTGTATCTGTACCAGTAAAATTTATATATTGCTGGTATGACTGAGGGAAACCTAAAGCGATAATCCAGTTATACAATGACTTGTAGTTTTTCATATCTGAATCAACTAAGAACTGTACGCTTAATTGATCATATGTTAAATGTTCACCTGGAATTGGTTGTGTGGCAAATGGATTAGCAAACTCTGGATCACCAAGAGTGATACCTGGAATGTTTACCTGCTGACAAAAGAATGACATGTCAGGTAATTTGGTGATGTTGAACATAAACCCATTAGGTGATAATGGAGTAATGTTATCTGGAATCGGACAGGAAATAGTAGTAGCCATGTTATTATTTATCCAAATAAAAAAGGGAGATCTCGAAAGACCTCCCTTAAAGTACCGCTTCTTCGTCGGCTTTTTAAAACCGACTAACCGATTACATTAGGTTAGTAACCTTAACACGACGATAGTAGTAGTTTACGTCAGCTGTCAAGTT